CTGGTCGGCCCGTGTTTAACCCAGACCAGCTAGTTAAAAACCTGGAGTCTACCAGGGACCTTGAGTCCCGAATGGCCCTGGAGAATAACGAGTGGAACCCAAACCATCGTGGCGAATTGTTTACCTGGCGACCTCACGTCGAGGGCGAGCAGTATTGCATCGGTGCTGACTGTTCCATGGGTGTCAGAGGCGGTGACTACAGTGTGGCCCAGGTGTTGGATTCCAAGAAAAGACAGGTAGCTACATTCAGAGCCCATGTTCACCCTGACTACTTCGCTGAGGTACTGTACAACTTAGGCAACTACTACAACGAAGCCTTGATATGCGTCGAGAATAACTCTCACGGCATTCTTACCTGTACACGCCTGGGCAAAGACATGGCGTACCCAAACTTTTACACAGAGATTCAGCACGACAAGGTGACTGATCGAGAAACTGTAAAACTAGGGTTCTCTACTACCGCAAAAACCAAACCTCTCATCATTGACCAACTCAGGGCCACCATGCGTGACGAAGAGTTGGAGCTAAATGACAAAGTCACTATCCGAGAAATGCTGACATACATCGTGACTGAGTCTGGAGCCATGCAAGCGGAAAGCGGCTGCTATGACGATTGCGTGATGAGCCTGGCATTAGCAAATTATGTCCACCAAGGAGCCTGGGAACCCATTGAGGTTTCTGATTCTTATTACATTGAAATGGTATAAATAATGGCAAAACGTAAAGACTACAAGAAACTGTCGGACACTAACATCGTCACCCTGGTCGATGAGAATGTTGGCCTAGCAGTAGGCTACGCAGATTCAGAGTTGAGTACGGAACGTGCAAATGTTGTCGACTATTACAACGGAACTTTGCCCAAGCCGCTGCACGATGGAAACTCAAAGTACGTGTCTTTAGATTTGTACGATGCAGTGGAGAGCCTTAAAGCGGCACTCCTTGAAACCTTCAGTAGTGGCAATAAGACAGTAAAGTTTAGCCCACAGAACCAGGACGATGTTGCTAAGGCAAAAATCTGCACTGAGTACACTGATTATGTTGTCCACCGTCAGAATGATATGTACAAGGTGATGTCTACGGTTATACATGATGGCCTAATCGCCAGGGCAGGTATTGCCAAAGTATTCTGGGAAGAATCCGCACACTTTGATTACGAAGAGTTTGAAGATGTAACTGAAGGTGAGTTGGATATGCTCCTGGCCCAGGACGATGTCGAGCTAGTAGAAAGCACTACCGATGACCTGGGGTTGATCTCTGGGACCATCAGTATCGAAAGTGACACCTCCCAGGTATCTATTGAGAACATCGCACCGGAAGAGTTCCTGATCGAGACCCAGGCAAAGAGCCTGGACTCTGTTAACTTCTGTGCCCACAGAACAAAGAAAACAATCTCTGAGCTAACCGACGAAGGATACCCCCAGAAACTTATCGACAAGATCGGGGAGCATTCTGATGTCGACATGGAAACCGATCCAGAAATATTGAGCCGTTTCGATAATATAGGCAACCGCAGTTTTAACTCGTCTGGTTACCAGGACCAGGTACGCACCGTCATGGTGTACGAAGCCTACATTATGCTAGATGTTGAGGGGACGGGAGTCGCTGAACTATACAAAGTAATCAAAGCTGGCAATGTTCTTTTATCTAAAGAAAAAGTATCCAGAAAACCCTTCATTGCTTTTGTTCCGCTCCCGATCCCTCACGCTTTTTATGGCAACAACTATGCTGCCAAAGTTATACCCACACAGAACGCCCGTACAGTGCTGACCAGGTCAATCCTCGACCATGCCATGATTACAAATAACCCTCGCTACACAGTAGTTAAAGGCGGTCTCACCAATCCTCGTGAGCTAATTGATAACCGTGTGGGCGGCATCGTGAACACCACCAGGCCCGATGCAATCTCACCGATGCTACAGGCTCCTTTAAATCCGTTTACGTTCCAGACCATTCAGATGCTGGACGAAGACAAAGAGGACACTACTGGCGTTTCTAAGATCAGCCAAGGTTTAAACAAAGACGCAGTCAGCAAGCAAAACTCAGCCGCCATGGTTGAGCAGCTGGCGACCATGTCTCAGCAGCGGCAGAAGATTATCGCCAGGAACTTTGCTAACCAATTCGTTAAGCCATTGTTCCAGGAGGTTTATCAGCTGGTCTGTGAGAACGAAAGCCAGGAGCGCATAGTTGAGCTATCAGGCGAGTACGTGGCCTGTGATCCTCGCAAGTGGCGAGAGAAGCGCGATGTCGTTACTGAAATGCACCTGGGCTACGGTGAGCAGGACCGAGAATCTCAAAAGTACCTGGCACTGCACACGCTACTAAGTTCCGACCCTTCATTGTCCAAAATGTACCAGCCCCAGAATCAGTACGAGCTAATCTCTCGGACAATGGACATGACAGGTATCAAGGATGTCAGTGCATTCCTGACGAATCCACAAGAGTTGCCAGAAGAGCAGCCTGATCCCGCACAAGAGTTGCAGATGCAAATGATGCAAAAGCAGCTTGAAGTACAGGAACGTCAGACAGCAGTTGCTGAAATGAAAGCCCAGGTAGACGCTGAAATTAGCAAGATGAAACTTCAGTTGGAGAAAGCCAAGGTTGAAAACCAGCATGCTATCCAGAGCGACAACATGGACCTCAAAGAAGAGCAGCTACGCCACAAGAAAGAGATTGACGCTGCCGAAATGGTCCTGGCACAACGTGCTGAACAGATTACTGCCATTGCGAGCCCGAATGGTTAAACCCCTAGTCTTTTAAGGAGAGACGAATGACCGAAGAAGAAAAGATGGTCGCCATGGGGGATCACGCTGAAAACTTTCTACAGAGTGATTCCTTTAACGCCATTATCAATAGCCTGGTAGAACAATGCTTCCAAAGTTTTGCCTTCAGTAAGCCCGAAGATGAAGCTGTAAGGCAGCATGCCTACTACCAGTATTTAGCAGTAACAGAAATAGTCGACACCATTAAACAACGTGTCGCTGTACGTGATGAAATTAACAACAGAGCAAGCGACAGCCGCTCAGAAGAGGAATAGACCATGTCAATTGATAACGTCAATAATACTTCCGACTCTCCCCTGGCATCAGTAGACGATGCCGCAGAAGCTATACTTGGACAATGGGAAGACGCTGATGAAGATCAGCTATCTGAAGATAGTCAAGAGGCTACAGATGAATCTACCGACGAGACTGACGTAGAGGAATCTGAAGAAACCGAAGATGAAACTGAAGACGAAGATTCTGATGAGGAAACTGAGGACCCTGACGAAGAATTAGAGGAAACCGAAGACAGTGACGAAGAGTCCGAGGACGATGATCAAGAAGTAGAAGAAGTTGATCTGTCCGATGACACCCTGGTCGAGATTACTGTCGATGGCGAATCTAAGCAGGCATCCATCAAGGACCTTAAAAGACTCTACGGTCAAGAAGCATCTTTAACACGTAAGTCTCAAGAAGCTGCATCACAACGTAAGTTGGCCGATGACCAGCTGCAAAAAGCCGATGCGTCATTACAAGCGATGCTCAGTCGAGCCCAGGAACGGTACAAGCCGTACTCTGAGGTCGACATGTTGGTTGCCAGTAAGCAGATGGATGCCGAGTCATTCACTGCCCTGAGAGCCGAAGCAAAGCAAGCTGAAGACGATCTTAAATTTCTAAGCGAAGAAGCCGACCAATTCTATTCGTTTGTCAAACAGCAGCAGGCTGAGTCAAAACAGTCTGAAGCTAAAGAGTGCATCAAGGTCCTCCAGAGAGAAATCCCTGATTGGAACAATGACCTCTATAACGACATACGAAGCTATGCAATTGGCCAGGGATTACCCGAAGAAGCAGTCAACCAATATAGCGATCCTAATGTGATCATGTTGCTGAACAAGGCACGATTGTTTGACCAAACCAAAAAGGTAGCCACTGCGAAAAAGGCTAAAGCGTCTAAGAAGATTTTGAGATCGAAGAAGGCACCCCCCACCAAAGCTGACATAAAAGCCCAACGTCAAAAGAAGACCATGGACAAGCTCAGAAGCGGTGGCAATGACCTCGACAATATTGCAGATGCGATTATGGCTGGCTGGGAATGATGCTCTATTTTTATTTTAATTTTCTCATTTTCAAAAGGTAATAAATCATGGCTACATTAGTCTCATATGCAACTGTTGGATTGGCCGAAGACGTTAGCACCACCATTGCAAATATCTCGCCTAAGTAACTTGGGCCGTCTCAGAGTAATCTGGGATTGTAACTAGGAGAATTGCTGGAAAATCGTAGTAGCGTGGTAGCTGCCGACAATCAGCAGCCGAGCCCCATAACATGGGGAAGGTTCAACGACTATCCCGAAAGGGAGTACACTCAAGTGAGTGGAAGCACCTAGCCCCTCTTATATATAGAGAGGGTGAAGATATAGTCTGACCTGTATAGAAATATACAGCGGTCCCTCCAAGGGACGGGGCAGGAATTAACGACCCTGCTTGAACACAAGTGACCTCAACACCATTCACCTCTGCCATCAAGTCAGAGAAAGTATCAGCCCGTTCGTTTTCTTGGTTAGAAGATTCAATTCGTTCGGCTGGCGTAAATGCGCTTGTAGAAGGTGCAGACGCAGCAACTACTGCCATCGGTCAGCCAACTGAGCGGTCTAACAACACTCAGATCATCGGTGAAGCATTTAAAGTTGCTGCAACTGTTGACGCTGTTCAGACCCACGGTCGCGCTAAGGAGACCGCATACGCTCTGGCAAAAACTCTGAAGGCCATCAAGCTCGATCAAGAAAGAGCTTATGTGGGTGTCGACCAGGCAGCAGTACCTGGCACAGCATCCGCTGCTCGTAAAATGGCTTCTGCAACTCAGATGATTTCAACCACTCTGGATGCAGGCTCCAACGCTACTGATGCACTTACTGAAGCGAAAGTTTTAGCATTGCACCAGACGTGCTACGAGAACGGCTCTGATCCATCTGTACTGATGGTTAAGCCTGGCGATAGTTCAATCATTGCTGGTTTTGCTACAGCAGCGAACCGTCAGCGTGACTTCTCGCAAGATAAGACACTGACCAACGCGATTGAAGTGCTGGTGACTCCCTTCGGAACTTTGAAGGTTCAGATCAACAGAAATCTTCTTTCAACGCATGCTCTAATGATCGACCCATCAATGTGGAAGCAGTGTGTACTGCGTCCATACACTCGCACTTTGCTGGCTAAGAATGGCGACTCTGACACTCATTTCTGTGTTGGCGAAGTCAGCTTGAAGCATAGCAACTTCAGCGATGGTGGAATGATTACTGGTCTTTCTTGATCAGTAGTTAACTAATTGCGGCCAGAGTTATTACTACCAGGTTTCCGCTCTCCTTACTGGGAGTGGTGACTCTGGCTGCATTTTTATTTTATAAAGGAAGCAAAATGTCAGACCAAATTATTCACGATGTCCAGAACAAAGTGTTACGGGACAACGATCACGAAAACTTTAATATTGAAACCTCACAGTACATCTCACCTCAATTCATGGACCAACTAAAGCAACAACGAAGCAGCAGCCTGGGACAAACTGAGGGCGAGTACATGTCTGTCGCCAGGGTACCAGTAGCGGTCCACGAACAATGGCTACGCGAAGGTTTCGACATGATGGAAGAGCCTGCACATGCAATTGTCGCCAGGTTAAAACAGCAGAACCTTGATGGGTTCCTAACGACAAATAAGAAGGTGTAACCAATGAGCCTTTACAAGAATATCGCTAAAAAACGAGCGCGAATAAAAGCTGGCAGCGGTGAAACTATGCGTAAGCCGAACAGCAAAGGTGCCCCCACCAATGCGTCTTTCAAGAAAGCAGCTAAGACAGCAAAGAAGAGGAAGTAACGAATGAATCTCGGCAATATCCGTATCCACTTTAAGGCCCTGCTTAATCGCAGCGATATCACCGATGCACTTGCAGATACCTTTATTGACCAGGGTATTGCCAGGGTCCAGCGTTCCCTGCGTATACCATCGATGGAGAAGCAGTATAACTACAGCATCACATCGCCAACGACTTCTGTGGTCCTGCCCAATGATTTCCTGGAGGCTATCTCCCTGTACTTCGATGGTCGGCAGCTGGCCAAGGTAACACTCCCAGAAATCCTAGAGAGACAGCAGAACGGTGAGCAGGGTTCCCCTTTGTACTTTTGTCGCCAGGGAGGTACCTACCTTATTAGCCCGTCCCCATCGTCAGGAACTTTGAGCCTGGACTACTATGCTCAGTTTATCGACATGACAGCGGACAGCGACGAGAACATCCTGGCACAGGTTGCTAGTGATCTAATTATTTATGCTGCACTGACCTACGCCAGCGATTACTACATCGATGAGCGGTCACCAGTATTCGAGGGTAAGTTCACCCAGTTTATGGCCGAGATTCAAGAGCAGTCTAATGACGCTGAAACCTCCGGCAACATGCAAACCATCCGTCCTTCGTACCAACTTTAACCTGGAGCAACAATGGCTACTTCTTCCTTTTACTCAAGTACCGGCCCAGCTGCTGAAGATGTAACTGCACTCCAAGGTTACAAGGACCAGGCAGCAGACTCGGCAGCCGCTGCGGCAGACTCAGAAACAAATGCAGCAAATTCTCAGTCATTAGCAGCAACAGAAAATTCAGAAGCCCAGGCTGCTAAGGTTGCAGCTGAGGCAGCAAGAGATGCTGCCCTGGTAAGTCGGAATGCAGCCGATGGGTTCCAAGCTACGGCATCTAGTGCGGCCTCAACTTCAGCGGCACAGTCAGGTATCGCGGCCACCAAAGCAAACGAAGCGTCCATCTCTGAAGGAAATGCATCTACCTTCGCAGACAACGCATCCGACAGTGCAGACTCAGCAGGTAATGCACAGACTGCCGCAGAAGCTGCAAGAGATGCTGCCCTGGCAGCTTTTGATTCTTTCGATGATAGATACCTGGGACAGAAGTCCAGCGACCCTACGGTTGACAACGATGGTGATGCCCTGGTCGCAGGTGCCTTGTATTTCAACACCACTACCGATGACATGAAGGTTTACGAAGGGTCTGTGTGGGTTAATGCCTATGGAAACCTTACCGATGCTTTAGCAAAAGCAAATAACCTGTCTGACCTGGTTAATGCAGGAACCGCCAGGACAAACTTAGGTTTAGGTACAGCAGCAACTACAGCAACTACTGACTATGCTACGGCTGCACAAGGAACTAAAGTAGATGGCATAGAAGCTGGTGCAGACGTTACTGATACTACTAATGTAGTTGCCGCTTTATCTGCGGGTACAGGCATTAGTCTTTCTAACGGTGGTGTAATTGCTAATACATCTCCTGACCAAACTGTCGCACTAACAGGAGCAGGTACTACCACTATATCTGGTACATACCCTAACTTCACAATCACAGGCGCTGGCACTACCTACACCGCTGGTACTGGTCTTACGCTAACAGGTACAGAGTTTAGTATTGGGCAAGACGTAGCCACTACAGCCAGCCCCGCCTTTGCTGGCCTCACTGTAGACAGTAACACTGTATTCCACGCAGGAAATATTCCCGAAAGCGGAAACTGGTTTAGCGGTACCGCGCCAGACATAGGCACTGATGGTGTCATGGAGGTTGGCAGGTATATAGACTTCCACTCTACAGACACAACTACGGCAGACAACACCTATCGTATTGATAACTACGGGGATGGTGGATTAGGGTTTAGCGGAAGTTTGGTTATCAACGGAAGTCAAGTATGGAGCGAAACTACGCAAGGGACAACAGCAGGTACTTTCCACTTGAACCCAAATTCGACAACAGATGATGCTGGATCAGGAATAACATTTGGCGCGAGTGACGCCAGTGCTGGTCAAAATGCACAAGCAGGCATATACATTCGTTCTGATGGTAATTACGGCACTAAAATGTACCTTAGTACCACAGATAGTTATGTGTCTGGAGCCAAATCATCTTTAGAAATAGACCATGGCGGCAATGTAGAGTTAAAAAGAGGTCAGCTGGCACGTGCCGCACACAACATAGGACACCTAGAAGGTAGCTATAACAATATAGGCTCTAACGGAACAAAGACAAACCCAATCTACACTATTGGTAGTAACTATAATCCCAATGAAAGTACATTAGGCAATATGTATGGAATAGGTTATACGGACGATGCTGCATCTTTTATTTCTCCAACAATGGGATGGGGGATGTATGTAGCGGCAGATGGGGATGCTCGCGTAATGCTTAGTGGTCAATTTGGCCATGGATTCTTTACAGGGAACGTAACCGCATACGCTTCTGATGAAAGGTTAAAGACTAACATTAAGCCTATCGAAAATGCCCTTGATAAAGTCAGCAAGATACGAGGTGTCACTTACGATTGGGTTGATAACATTCAATCTGAGTATGACTTCCACCCCAGCACAATGCACGAAACAGGTGTGATTGCTCAAGAGATACAAGAAGTAATACCTGATGCTGTTAGCGAAGCACCTATGAATGGCAACTACACCAAGAAGTGCGGAACTGACCATGAGTTTCTTACTGTTCAAAAGGACAAGATTGTTCCACTACTTATCGAGGCCATCAAGGAACTCAAGGCAGAGATTGACGAGTTGAAAGGAGGTGACTAATGGCTCTACAAACGTCAGGGGCTATCAGTCTTAATCAAATACACATTGAAGCAGGAGGTACAACAGGTACTAACTGCCAGATAAACAATAGCGACATCCGTGGGCTGATTGGTAAAGGCTCTGGAGCAACCATGTCGTTTAACGAGTGGTATGGGGCCTCTAGTTCGCTAGACACACAGTCTCTTACTGTCGGTGGTTACTCTCCATACTATTATTACACGGGTAATTGGTACGGTGCAGGTCGCTACCAGATAGGCGGTTCTACTTGGAACTTCGGATCAATGAGCGATGGCACTGCTAACTGGGCTAGTAACAGACAATATCAACAAATTTACGCTCAGACTCCACCACCCGCAGCATCAAACAGCGGCAGGCCGAAATTTTGGATAGGTGTTGTAGGGCAAAACAACAATAACTCTGGATGGAACACAGTAACGGTTAACGG